CATCTGGATCAGGGTGGTGTGCTGGTGCTGCGCTCGGGCCTCGACGACTGGGTGCCCGAAGGCAGCCGCGTCATTCGTCTCGTGCGCTGCCGCCTCGACCATGACGCCATCGACTTGTACTGGCACAGCCCGACGCTGGTGGAGATCACCCTGACCGCGCGCCAGTTGCCCGAACCACGCGGCAACGACCGCATTACCTACGAGCCCGCCTGATCATGAGCCAGAACCCTTTGCAGGAGGTGGAGCTGTACGCCTTCGCCAGCAACAGCACCCAGTTCTTCCTGACCCCGCACGAGTTCGATGTCGATCTCGACGGCACGCTGTACACCAGCCTATCTATCGAGCGCAACGAACTGGCGCTGGGCGCCGAGGCGGCCAAGTCGGCGCTGGAACTGAAGCTGCCAGCCAATGGCGAGCTGGTTCGCCATCTACTGGCGACCGCGCTGACCGGCGAAACCACCTCGGTTACCTTGCGCCTCGGACAACGAGATACCTGGGGCGACTACTGGTGGCTGTCGGGCACGCGCTGGATGGGCCGGGTGCTGGGCGTCGAGATCGACGCCGACGCCGCCCGCATCCGCTGCGAGTCCGCGCAAGTCAGTTTGAAGCGCATCGGCCTGCGCAGGCTTTACAGCCGCAAGTGCTCCCACGTGCTGTATTCCACTGCCTGCGGGGCGTCGCCGATCACAGCCAGCGCCTTCGTCCTGGAGGTGTATGGCCGTAGTGTCGAGCTCGATGGCGGTGTGCCGGGTGAGGTCAGCGGCGGCCTGGCCGGTGGCTGGCTGCAAACACCGGAGGGTGCGCGCCACATGATCATCAGCGACTACGGCAGCGGCGTCGAACTGCTTTATCCAACGGCCCTTGAGCCCGGCACGGAAGTGTTGCTGACCGTTGGCTGCGATCACAGCACGACCACCTGTGCGGAGCGCTTCGGCAACCTCGACAACTACGGCGGCTTTCCTGCCATCCCGAACAAGAACCCGTTTTCGACGGGCGTGTTCTGACCCTTCCGGAGAACTTCCATGTGGTACCTCGTCGTCATCGTGGTGGCGGCGCTGGTTTCGGTCGCGCTCGCCCCGAAACCGCCCGAGCCCAAACCGGCATCGCTGTCCGACGTCGATGCCCCCACTGCAGAAGAAGGCCGCCCGATTCCCGTCGTCTTCGGCACCGTGCTGCTGCGCGGTGCCAACGTGGTCTGGTACGGCGATCTCGCAGCCGATCCGATCCGCAAGAAAGGAGGCAAGAAATGAGCACGGATGTGACCGTCACCATCGACGATGTGCGCGCCGTGGGCCTGTGCGTGAACGGAACGCGCGTCTGGTTCGCCCGCCACGACCTGGACTTCCGTGCTTTTTTGCGTGACGGCTGTGCTGCCGACACCCTGCTGGCTACCGGCGACGCGATGGCCTTGCGAGTGGTCGAGCACGCGCGCATCCGGCAGGAGCACGACTGATGGGCGGCAGCAGCAAGAAACAAACCGTCGGCTACCGCTACCGGATGGGATTGCACCTGGTGCTGTGCCAAGGGCCGGTCGATGCCGTGCAGGAGATCCAGATGGGCGACCGTACCGCGTGGGGTGATGCCGACCGTGGGCCGCTGTCCAGCGGGCACGGTCTGACCACCCTCAGTATCAACAAGCCCACGTTGTTTGGTGGTGACGAGCGTGAAGGTGGCGTGGTCGGCAACATCGATGTGTTGCCAGGTGGCCCCGGCCAAGGACGCAACGACTATCTGATGGCGCGCATCGGCAGCGCCATTCCGGCCTTCCGGGGCGTGCTGTCACTGGTGGCGCGGCAGATTCTGTTCGCCGCCAATAACCCCTACATCAAGCCGTGGGCAGTGCGCGTGCGCCGCTTCACGGCAGGCTGGCACGACTCTCCGTGGATGGAGTGGAATGCCGAAGTGCGCGCCTGGGACGACGATCAGGGCCGCGAGATCAGTGTCGGCATGAACCCGGCCCACATCCTGGTGCAATGCCTGACCGACCCGCACTGGGGCATGGGCTACCCGCAGGACAGCATCCGCTGGAGCTTATGGAACGCGGCATGGGCTTTGTCGAGTGAGGGCTTCGGCCTCAATCTGATCTGGACACGGCAGCAGCCCATCGAGAGTTTCATCAGCCAGGTCATCGACCACATCGGCGGCATTCTCTATACCGATCCGGAGCAAGGCACGTTCGAGCTGAAGCTGCTGCGCGACGACTACTGGGTCGACAGCCTGCCGCAGCTGGGACCGGACGAGATCGTGCGGCTGGAACGCTTCGAGCGCGCCCAATGGGGTGAGCTGCCCAACGAGCTGACCGTGGTCTACACCGACTGGCAAACCGGCGGTGACACCACCGTCACCGTGGAAAACCTCGCCGCGATCCAGTTGCAAGGCGGCGTGATCAATCAGCGCCGCGACTACCCGGGCGTCAACTATGGGCCGCTGGCCGCACGGCTGGCGCTGCGGGATCTGCGTGCCTTGGGGTCACCCCTGGCCCGGATGAGTCTGACCGTGGCACGCGACACGCTGGAACGCGCGCCGCTGCCGGGCGATGTGTTCCTGCTCAACTGGCCGCGCTTGGGCATCGACCAGATGGTGGTGCGCGTGACCGGCATCGATACCGGCACACTGGGGTCATCTGAGTGGCGCATCGAAGCGATGGAGGATGTGTTCGGGCTGGATAACGCGGTACTCGCCCCGCCGCCGCCCATCATCGATGAGCCGACGCTGGAGCCGCTGCCGCCCGCGCAGATCGTGGCGGTGGAGATTCCGTACTGGGAACTGGCGCGCACCTTGTCGCGTGCTGAGCTGGATTACCTGACCGACACCGATGCCGCAGTCGGTGCATTGGCTGCTGCCGGTGGTGTGGGGCAACTGAACTGGCAGCTCGCCACCGGCGCATCCGCAGGCGAAATCGCCAGTGTGGCCAGCGAGGACTACGCGCCATTGTTCACGCTCGATGCGGTCTTGCCTGCCAGTGAGGCCGATGCCATCGGCGTGCCGGTGACGGCCATCAGCCAGCCCGAGAGACTAACCGTGGGCGACTACGCCTATCTGGTCGATGGCAGCGGTGAAATCCGCGAAGCAGTCGCTGTCCTGGACTTCGATACCACTGCGGCCACGGTGGACCTTGCACGCGGCGTGCTCGACACCACACCTCACTCGCACACGGCGGGAACCCGCCTCATCGGGGTGGGTGAATGGCTGGCATCGGAGGGCGTGGAGCGCGCCCCAGGCGAATCGGTGTTCGTGGGTGCGATTCCTCGCACGTCGACCGATCAGGGCGATCCTGCGCTGGCCGCCAATGGGCAGCCGATGGTGCTCGCCGGTCGGCAGGCTTTGCCATATCCCCCTGGTCGTATCCGCCTCAATGGCCAGACCGAGCCTGTCGTGGTGGCCGGTGATCTCACCGTTGCGTGGGCCCATCGCGACCGCACGCAGCAGACCGCCTACCTCGTGCAGCAAGACGAAGGCGATATCGGGCCAGAACTGGGTGTGACCTACAAAGTGGGCATCCGCAATCGCAACAACGTGCTGGCGCACACGGAAACGGGGCTGCTCGGCACATCCTTTATCTGGACGGCAGCTGCTGCCGCGCTGGATGCCGGTGCGCTGGGCGACCGCATCACGGTGGAGATCAGCGCCGAGCGCGATGGCTTGAGCAGCTGGCAGCCGCAGGTGCGGGTCATGGATCGCGCGGGCTACGGCCTGCGTTGGGGACAGTATTGGGGAGGTGTGTGATGGAGCCGCGCATTGATGTTCATCTGCTCACCTTGAACGAGCCTGCCGAATGGCGGGAGGCCTGCATCGCCAGCCTCGACGGCGCGCCGATCCAGTTGCACGTTCTGCCCGGCATTCCGGGCCGCATCGGGGAAGCACGCGCGGCGGGCTATGCGCAAGGCACGCTGCCGCTGGTGTCCTTCGTCGATCCCGATGATTTGTACGAAGCCAGTGCCTTCACACAACTGGCCGACGCGCTGGATGCCTGCCCACAGGCCGTGATGGCCTACACCGACGAAGCACTGACCGACGAAAACGGCCAGGATATCGCCGTGCGGCGTCTGGCCTACAGCCGTTGGCAGCACGCCCACAGCGCCAGCCACGTGCATGGCCTGATCGTGATGCGGCGCTCCGTCGTCGAAGCCGTGCTCAAGGAAACCATCGACCTCAACAACTTCGCCGACTGGCTGCTGACCCTGATGGTGGCCAGGCGCGGCGGCGTGCTGTACCTGCCCATCGTTGGGCGGCACTGGCGACAGCATCCGCATCAAAGTCATCGTACCGGCGACCCGGACGCTGTCCGACGTATTCGCCAAGCCTCGAATCTCTGGAGATAAACCATGTCATCAATCGACCCGAACCTGGGGCTCAACTACGGCTGGACACTCGGCGAAAGCGGCTGGGATACCGGCATGGATGCCAATCTCAAGCGCATCGGCGCAGTGGTCGGCCTGTCCGTGAAAGACCGCGACCTGGCCACGCCACCGGCCAGCCCCGCCAACGGCGACCGCTACCTCGTGCCTGCCGCTGCCACGGGCGCGTGGGCAGGCAAAACCAACCAGATCGCGGTGCGCATCGCTGATGCCTGGGAGTACCACGTGCCCAAGATCGGCTGGCTTTGCTACGTCGAGGACGAGGCCAAACTCTCGGCCTACAAGTCCACTGGCTGGAGCGCTGGCATCGCCATCTGAATTCCCATCTTCTTCCCCCCGGAAGCCCGCCCAGATGTTCACGCACTGGGCGGGTTTCGCATTTTTGGAGACCGCCATGACCGAATCCGAACAACAACAGCCTGCGCTCGTCGAGAACATGCTCCTCTTGCGACGCGAGGACTTCGAGGAACTGCTCGACCGCGCCGCTGAACGCGGAGCCGAGCGTTGCCTTGCCCATCTCGGGCTGGAGAACGGCAGTGCCGCGAAGGACATTCGCGAACTGCGCGATCTGTTGGAAGCATGGCGCGATGCCCGCCGTACCGCGTGGCAGACCACCGTCAAGGTCATCACCACCGGCATCCTGGCCGCGCTGCTGGTGGGGGCCGCCATCAAGTTGAAGCTGATGGGAGGCGTGCAATGACCGCCAAGCCGAGGATCTGCCTGCTGGACGACTGGCGGCGCGTGTTGCGACGTGCCTGGAGCATCCGCTTCTCGCTGCTGGCCGCTGCCTTCACGGCGGCGGAAGTGGTGGTGCCGCTGTTCGGGGACGTGCTGCCTCGCGGCGCCTTCGTGCTGCTGGCCTTTGCCGCTAGCATCGGCGCGACCGTTGCGCGCATCGTGGCGCAGCCGGAGATGCACCGATGACCCGGCCACCATCACCAGCGATGCGCAGGACGGTGGCCGGACTGACGCTGTCCGCTGCCGCCCTGGTCGGCATCGTGCTGCACGAGGGTTACACCGACCGCGCGGTGATCCCGGTCAAGGGCGATGTGCCGACCATTGGTTTCGGTACCACCACCGGAGTCAAGCTGGGCGACACCACCACGCCGCCGAAGGCGCTGGCCCGCGCGCTCACCGACGTGCAGCAGTTCGAGGGCGCATTGAAAACGTGCGTGACCGTGCCGCTGGCCCAGCACGAGTACGACGCGCTGGTGAGCTTCTCCTACAACGTCGGCAGCCGCGCGTTCTGCCAGTCCACGCTGGTGAGGAAACTCAACGCCGAGGACTATGCCGGAGCCTGTTCCGAGCTGCTGCGCTGGCGCTTCTTCCAGGGCAAGGACTGCGCGCTGCCCGCCAATGCGCGTCTGTGCGGCGGGTTGGCCACGCGGCGCGAGGCTGAGTACCGGCAGTGCATCGGGGAACGGCCATGAGCCTGATCTCGTGGCCTTACCGCTGGCTGGCCCTCGTCCTGCTTGCGGCCACCCTGATCGGCTTCGGCTGGATCAAGGGCGCGGGCCACATTCAGGCCCAGTGGGACGCCGCCGTCCAGAAGCAGACCCTGCAGGTCGCCGTCATCCGTGAGCGGCAGGCGCAGGCCACCGTCAAGGTTGTCACCCAGTACGTCGACCGCGTCCGCGTCATCCGCGAGAAGGGCGACACCATCATCAAGGAGGTTCCCGTCTATGTGCCCGTTCAAGCCGATGCTGCTTGCACTATTAACCGTGGCTTTGTGCGCGTGCACGACGCTGCCGCCGCCGGTGAGCTGCCCGAGCCCGCCCGAGATGCTGATGCGGCCCCCGCAGGCATTGCGCTCTCTGCCGTCGCCGGAACCGTTGCCGCCAACTACCAGATCTGCCACGAGAACGCCGAGCAACTGAGTGCGTTGCAAACGTGGATCAGGGAGATGAAGGTTGTCGCTGAACAGTAGTGTTCAGCACGTGATCATGGATTGTTCCAGCATCCGGGGCTCCGCGAATCAAAGAATGTCACCTCTGTGTCAGGCAGGGAGCGGCCAGCAGCTTTCAGGACCTGATGACAGAACGCTTGCTGATCTCCATCTGGCTGACCAGTGAAAACCGAGACAGCCATTCGCTTTGGAGGATTCGCCGCGATGGCATCGAGCACGTGTTGGTCTCGTTCGTCAAAGCTCCAGCCATATACGACCAGGCTCTCTCCAAGGGCGGGCAGCACCTCTTCATATACGT